TTCAACGGCCCACTCTCGACGTTTCGGGAGTGGCACGCGCTGCTGATCGGCCTCGGGGCGGGCCTCCTTGCTGGTTGGTCACAACCCATCCGCCGCGGGGTCCGCGAAGAGCCCCACGCCGCGATCGGTGGGTTTCTCCTCGGCGTTGCGGCTGGTACGACATTCTGGGGTGACTGAATGTGTTGCTTGACCGACTCGGATTCGAGGCGTACTGCCTCGGGAGGATTTTCAACCCAATGACCAACGGCGGCGTGTCCCGATTCGCAAAGGCAGTGTTACTCATCCTGCTGGGCGTGTGGGTGGTGCTGGTCCTGGATCTGACCGCCGCCGATCCCTCGCCACTGCTGCTGTACTCGCTGACGGCACTCATCTTCGCGATCGTCGGTCGCGCCTGGCGGATCGAAGCAAAGCACTGGTTGGACAAGCTCGATCCCATCACGATCACGCTGGGGGATGACGATGAGTGACAGCTACGTCACGCTCACGTCCCGCACCGACGCCGCCGCGGCCCTTGACACGGAGAGTCTCGTCGTTGAGCCCGGGGTCGGCGCCGAAGGCACCTGGCTCGCGTTCGCAAACGACTATGATGGGGCCGCTGGGCGCGTCCCGTGGCCGACTGCCGGCCCGTTCAGTGATATTGAGCGCGCATACGGCTGGGCCTTTGACACGATGGGTGGCGAGCACTCGCCGGCGGATTTCATGGAGGGTAGCGACGATGAGTAGCGACGTCCATCCACTGCTTCGCAACGCCGTCGTCGCCGTTATCTGGGCGACGCTGTTGGTCCCGCTGTTGGCTGTTGCCGTCGCCGTCAGCACCTACGCCGTCCGCTTGGGCCTCCATGGCGAGCTGACGATGCCGCGCATCGGTCTGGACCCACAGACCCAGATGCTGGCCATCCTCGGCGTGCTGGCCGGCTTGGGCCTTCTGTACTGGCTGACGGCCCGCGAGACGTTTGGTGACGCGGATGTTGACGAAGGGACACAGTCGGCACTTGAGACCGTTGACGAAGCGAAAGACCGACTGAGCGATGACTGACGGTATCTGCGGCTCGACGGAAACGAGCAGTGGCGAGCCCTGCCAGCGTGACGCCGGCTGGGGAACCGACCGGGATCACGGCCCGTGCCGGACCCACGCCGACGACGGCGAACCCCATCCGGGCCGCGATCCGAAACTCACGCGTGAGCGACAGGAGTCGATCGCCCAGATGCTTGAGAACGGCCACTCCGTTGCGGCCGCTTGTCGGTGCAACGGCATCGGCCAGTCGACGTTCTACGACTGGCTGAACAGAGCTGACCAGCAGGAGGAGGGACTCTACTCGGACTTCGCGGACAGGGTCGCGCGAGCGCGTGGGGCTGGCGAGCGACAACTCGTCGACGACCTCCTGGAGATAGCTCGCGAAGAGCGCGACTCTCGCACCATCCTCTCAATCCTCAAAAACCGCTACCCCGAGTCGTGGGGCGAGACCGACGACGACGCGGCCACTGAGGAGCGCGTCGAAGTCTACCTGACAGCGGACAAGGAGTGAGATTTGATGTCCACGACCACACGCCGCGGCCCGGCCGGTGAGTTTCCCGAGCCCTCGGTTACAATCTTCGATCGCGACCGGGACACACGAAAGATCCGGCCGTACGTCCATCCTGAGACGGGCCTGGCCCCACAGGAGGAGTTTCTCGCCGGGCCACCGGGCGACGCGGCGATCGAGTCCGAGGCCCAGACGCACGCGATCGTTTCCGGGCTGGGGGCGGGCAAGACTGGCGGGCTGATCCTCCGAGCGTGGGCGAATGCCGAGCGCTGGAACCGTGGCGAGTTGGGTGCGCTGATCGCGCCGGACTGGCCCACGATCAAGAACGCCATTTTGCCCACGTTCCGGGAGTTCGGGCTCCTGGGCGTCTGCGACTACGTCGGTCCTGGTGGTGAGGAGCCTGGGGTCCACACGCCCAGTGGCTCGCGGATCATCCTCCAGACGGCGTCGAACGAGCGGAAGATCCGTCGGCTGCGCGGGATGAATCTCGCATGGTGGGGTCTGGACGAACCCGCATCCGTTTCCGAACGCGCTCACGATGTGCTTTCGGGCCGGCTTCGTGTCGGAGACTATCGGAACGCGTTTCTCACCGGCACACCTCGCGGATTCAACTGGGTCTACGATCGGTTCTATGACCTTGAGGACTACGAGGTCCTCCACGACGATGTCTACGAGATTCGCGAGTCCGACCGGATTCGCGGGATCTTTGGTGTGCCGTCCTGGCTCAATCCGCACAACCCCGACGACTACATCGCTCGCTTGGAGGCCGAGTACACGGGCGCGTTCGCCGAACAGGAGCTCAAGGGGGAGTTCTCCCAGGCCGACGGCCTGGTCTACGACTGGTTCGATCGCGGCGAGCACGTCGTCGAAACTCCACCCGAGCAGTTTGACGAGACCGTATACGGCGTCGACTGGGGATGGAGCAACCACGCGGCGATCGTCGCCTGCCGGATTGCCGGCGATCACTGGACGGTTGCCGAGGTCGTCAAGTCCCGACGGATGGGGAACGACGACATCGCCGCGGAACTCGAGCGCCTCCAAGACGAGCACGGCACGGGCCCAGTCTACGCGGACCCGGCCGAGCCAAAGTCTATCGACGAGGTTCGTGGCGAGGGCTTTGACATCCAGGCGGCGGACAACTCGGTCGACGAGGGGCTCAAGGCCGTCCACGCCAAACGCGACGAACTCTCGGTAGTCGACCTCTGCCAGGAGTTTCTCAATGAAATCAACACCTACCAGTACAAGGACGACAGCGAACAGCCGCGCAAGGAGAATGACCACCTGATGGACGCATTCCGGTACGCCGTGTTCACACACGAGACCACGCCCAACATCCGTCGTCGTTCGGGCCCATCGCCCTCCACCGGGAGTTTTCGATAACACATGAGTACACCAGGCCCCATCCGCGGACGCATCGAGGCACTCCAGCAACGCCTCTCGCAGTCCGTCGAGACGGTTACCCGTTCCTCGCGGCTGTTCGTCGAGAACACGAATGTCGACGACCTCACCCCGCCGGACGACATCGACGAGTTCCACGAGCTGTACCGCGAGCTGGGGATCGTCCGCGGTAACATCAATCAGTTCGTCCGCGATGTCGTCGCCCCGGGCGTCCGGATCGACGCCGACGGCCCGACTACACGGGCGTACTTCACAGGCGAAAGCAACGACGGGGCCGATGTCCCTGAGTACGCCCCGCCTGGCGGCTTCCTCAAGAACTGTGCGGTTATCGCTGGCGAGCGGAATCAGCCGTTCTATCCGTATCTTAAAGCCAGCATTGTGCAGAAGTACACTCGAGGGACGGGGCTCCACGAGTATGTCAAACACAATGACGAGAAGGACGACCCCGAGTTTCAGATTCAGGGCTTCAAGCACATTCGTCCCGAGACGGTGTCGGCGCGGGTCCACGCGAACACCAATATCCTTCTAGCTCCAGATGAGACGGATATCGCCGAGGAGACGACCCGCCGCAACGAGGCCGCCGCCTACGTCCAGTTCGACGATCAATCGATTCTCGGTGACCGTATCGGCGGCTTCGGCGAAGACGCGGTTGCACTCTCCCAGAACGACGTCCTCAAGCAGATCAACGACCCCGACATCGGCGGCGACGAGGCCACCGAGGACGGCGTCTTCGGGACGAGCCCGCTTGAGGCCGCGGCCGACGACGCCGCCGATTACCGGACGATCAAGCGCAACCGCGCCGAAGCGATCAAGGCGAAAGTCGAAGGTGTCTGGATCGCCGAATTCAACACCGAGGTTGTCGAAGCCGGCGACGAAATCATCCTCACTGAGTGGGATGACGATGACCAAGACCAGTGGCTCAAGGAGGTTGACGATCTCGGTCCGGGGAGCATTATCGGCCACGACGGCTCAATCACGTTGGATCAGTGGGAGCCGAGTCTCCCCGATCTTGAGCCTGACCTCCAGCATCTCGTTGACGATATCCTCGCACCGCTGCCGGCCCCGAAGTATGCGACGGCGCACGGCGATGACATCACCCAGCACGTCACCGATGAGCAGGACGGGTCCTATCAGGACCTCATTCAAGAGGAGCGGAAGGCCCAGGGACGCGACTGGACGCAGGCGTTCCGCGAGGTCGCAGACCGACATCCGCGGTTAGACCCGGCCGGGGTTGAGGTCCGCATCACTCCTAAGGAATCGTCAAACCCAGTCGCCGAGCTCTCGGATGAGGAAATCCAGCGCATGGAACAGTTCATGTCGGCGCTGGATAACGGCCTCGGCGATGTGCCGGTCGACATGGTGCTCGACATTCGAGCCTTCCTCCAGACCACGATGGATCTCCCCGACGGGGTCTTCACCGGTGAGGAAGTCGACGCCGATGAGGCCGCTGCGGATCTCACAGCTACACTCGAACAGACCGGCACGGAGGATGACGAATGAGCGCAACATCGGCCGCGAACATCACCGAGACGCGCCGACATCGGCGACTCCTTGAGCGGGCACGCGACCGCGAGGAGCCGACTCGCGTCCGGTCGCTCCGGCAACGCTACGCCCAGCGCCTCCGCGGCGCGTGGGCCGACATTCGGGCGACACTGCGGCGCGGCCTCGTTGAGAACGATGCCCTTGGGGCCGAGGCGCTTGCAAACGACCCAACGCGCACTCAGTTCGACTTCGACACCGACGCTCAGACGGCCGGGGCGTTCACTGAGTGGCTCGAGACGCAGACTGGACAGGACATCCTTGACCGCTTCGGCGACGAGAATCAGTTTGTCTCGAAGGCCTACGAGCGCGGTGTCGGAGATGCGCAGGCCGAACTCCAGGCGTTAGGGATGTCCCAGGGCCGTGCCGGGGCGACGGCGCTGCGTCTGCCAGTCCACCGAGACCAGCTCCAGTCCCTTTTTGCCAGAAACTTCAACGAACTGGAAGGGATGACCGATGCCGTGGCGACGGACCTCCGGCGGGAACTGGCCGAAGGGTTGGCCGCCGGCGAGGGGCCGCGAGACATCGCTGACGATCTCACTGATATCATCGGTCGCGTTGAGGACGGCACGCCGCGGGGGGCGATGAACCGGGCGACGATGATCGCTCGGACAGAACTGATGAATTCGATGAATCACGGACGCTTACAGGAATGGGAGCGTGCCGGTGTCAAGAAAGTCGGTGTCTTGATTGCGAACACGGCGTGCACCGAGTGTCAGGCGTACAAGGCCGGCGAACCCTATCCGGCGAGTGAAGCGCACTCAAATTTGCCCAAGCATCCGAATTGCAGATGCTCACATTTCGTATATACAAACTCTTAGCCAACCGACCCACGCCCCGATGACGCCCGCTCGGGCCGAGACTCCAGACCGAGCACGGACATTCTCAGACACAGACCGATGAGCAACAGAACCATCGAGAGACTTCAGACCGGTGACGCAACGATCAGCGCCGACGCGACCTTCGAGGATGGCCCCTTCACCGTCCACGGTGTTGCACAGGCAAGCGAAGTAACACGGGGCGTCTCGGGTCAGCCGCGCTACTGGCCGCCGGGGGTACTCCGAGACGCGGCCGATCTCTTAGAAGGTGTCCCAATCGTCGACCCCGACGAACACGACAACCTCGAAGCGAGCCAACCCCACCCCGACATCATCATCGGCGAGGTGACTCGCGCCGAGTTCGACAACGAACGCGAGGCCTTGCTCTACGAGGGTGAAATCGACGACATCGACCGCGCCCGGCAAATCGCCCGCGGCCGGGTTGATGTTTCGCCGAGTGTCGCAATTGAGCCGGGCGAGGAGGGCCCCGAGCGCGATGCCCAGCGGGTCGCGGCGGTGCTCGGCTACCGGGACCTCGCCATCGTCGCTGACGGGGCCCATGCCTCAGCATCGATCCAGCCAGGGGCCGCCGAGGCGCTGGCGCGACACTTCGAGGGGTTCCAGCCGCCGGATTATGAGGGCCTCCAGCGGGACCAAGCCCGAACGCCCGATTATACTGGGACGCAGGACGCTGACTGGTCCACGCCGACCCTCAACGAGTACCTGCGTGGCTACGGCAGTCTCCCCGACCCCGACGAGGTGGACAGCGTTGATGACCTCTCCCAAGACGACCGCTTGCTCATCGCCCGCAAGTCCTTGCTCGGGACGCCGTCGGCGGAGACGCTGCGGGAGTTGCGCTTCTTCCCGGTCGTCGATCCAGCGACCGATGAGCTGAATCGCCGCGCTCTGGGGGCCGTGCGATCAGGGCGCGGAGGACAGGCGGACATCCCGGCCGACGCACGCGCGTCAGCACAGCGACGGGCCGGCGAACTGTTCATCGCGGAGTTTGATAGCGACATTGAACTCGACACCATGGCAGACGTAAGTGACGTACAGCAAGGGACACTGGTTCGCTGGAATTCGTCGGGCGACCGCCCTGCCTACGGCCGCATCGAAGACGTGCGGACCGAGGGCGACAGTCCACTCGACAGCGAACTTGATGGTGACCAAACGATCCAGCCGCCGGCAGCGCTGGTTGAGGTGCATCGGCCGGATGGGGACGGTGGCTGGCAACCGTCCGGCACGATGGTCGGCCACACGCTCAATACGGACACGCTGACGGTCATCGACGAGCTGCCGGACCCCGAATCGCTCGCGAATCACCGGGATGGTGATAACGGCTCAAGCGGCAGTACGGGCCAGAATCTCTCGGACGACGGAAATCTGAGTGATCCACTCATGGACGACATCACAGACGAAGAACGCGAGTTGCTCGCCGCCTCTCGCCAGCTTGACGACCCCACGGTCATCGAGACGGACGCGGCCGAGCGACTCTCCGAACACGAGGAACTGATCGAGGCTGCCGACGGCATCGACGAGCCGACGGTCGTCTCCGAATCTGACTACGAGACGCTGGAGGCCCGCGTCGGCGAGGTGCGCGAAGTTTTCGCCGACGCACTCCAAGAGCGGACCGGCCTCTCGGACACGGCCATTGAGGCCATGCCTTTCGAGGCTCTCGCCACCGAGTTCGAGGCCGACGACGGCACTCTCAACGTCGAAGCGCTCGCGCAGGCTCCCGAAACGGGCAGCGGACCCTCGGACCCCAATCTCTCCGACGGGGAGCGCGAGCGGAAGGCCGAGATTGAGGAACGGCTCGAGACGCTCAACGGTGAGGACAACGCCCTGGCCGAGCGCGAGATGGAGCGGCTCGAAAGCGAACTCGAGACGATTACCGGGGGTGAAGCATGAGCCTTGAGCCCGGTCAGTCGCACAAGAGCGACGCCCACCACACCGAGACCCGCACTGCGGCCGAGGCGCTTTCGTCGGGTGACGCGGTCGCTCTTGACGGCAACGGCGAACTCGTCACCGCAGACGCGACGAACGACCCAACCGTCTACGGGATCGTGGGCCACTATCCCGATGGCGTCAACGCCGGCGACGAGGTACTCGTCACCTACAGCGGTCCGGTCGTTGCGAACGTCGCCTCGGGCGTCGGCGCGGGCGTCGAAGTCGGGCCGTCGGGCACTGAGGGCGAGCTCGCCGCCGGCGCCTCGTCGAAGGGCATCATGACGATGTACGGCGAGGGCAACGCGCCCGACGGCATTCCGGACGTCGACGCCGGATTCGCCCACGTCGACGTCTGAATCGTACGTGAATCACTAGCAGTATCTCCCAAGATAATCAATGACGCTACCCAACATCGAACAGATTGTCGACCCCCAGACCGTCGCCGAACTGGCGGCTGAGCGGGTCGAAGCACGCACAGTTGTCCGCAACTTTTTCATGGAGCCGCCCGGCGGCGTGCCGGACGGTGCCGGCGAGAGTTACCAGGTGCCGGTCCCCGCCGAGGAGCTCGGCGAACCGGAGGAGGTCGAACCGGGCGCGGACACGACTTACGACCGCGAGGCCTACGGTCGCCCGGAACTCGAACGCCGCATCTTCAAGAAGGGCTCAAAGATCCCCGAAGAGGATATCAACGACAATATCTTCGACCTTCTCAACGACCACCTTGACGGCCACGCGAAGAACATGAGCAAGCGGCTTGACCGCGCGGCCTTCAGTGTCCTCGACGATGCTGCGCCGACCGCAAATGCCGTCGGCGACGCTAACGGCACGCTGTCCTTCCAGGACATCAACGCTGGCGTGACCGAACTCGCCCAGCGTGGTGAGGATGGCTTCACCGCCGACATGGCGCTGGTCGGCTCCGCCGGCAAGGAATCGATCACGAATTTCCTCGCTGAGCGGGGGACTGACATCGGCGACGAGGTCGTCCGAAACGGCGAGATCGGCGAGTTCGGCGGCCTGACGTATATGCACACCACGAACGTCTCGCTCGACGGCACGTCGAACCCCGAGGCCATCGTCGTCGACTCCAGCCAGTTCGGCTACGAGGGCGAGTGGCAGCCCGTCGACACCGACCAAGAGACCGACTTCGACGCCGACGCGATCAAGACCAAGATCAAGGCCGCGTATGGTTGGACCGACAAGCGCGACGAAGCCGCCGTCCGCGTCGAGGGGTGACCTCCCCTATGCCTCACGAGTTGCGCCACGAGCGACAGCCCGACTACACCGGCGAGCTGACGCTCGGTCTCGCGCCGGACGGCCCGCTCCAGTTCGACGACGGTGTGGCAACGGTCGGCGACCAAGCACGGGCCGAGGCCATCGCCGACCGATACGCGGCGATCGTCTACGCCGGCAGCGGCGACGATGGCGACAGTGGTGAGGAAGGCGCCAGCGATGAGGAGGACGAGGATGCCAGCGGGACTGACGAGGCGGATGATGCGTTCGACGCCGAGTCGTTCGTTGACCGGACGCCCATGGAGGAGGTCGTCTCCGACATTGAGTCGGGCGACTACGACGAGCACCTCGACGCCATCGAAGCGGCGGAAGCAGCGGGCCGCGATCGTGACGGCGTCGCCGACGCCATCAACGAACGGCGGGAGTAACACATCGTGACGAGCGCTGGCACTACTGCCTCTGACGTTCGCGTTGAGATGAGTGTCCTCGAGGGCGTCCCGATTGACCGAGGTGACCGTTAATGGTCGAAGCCACCCCATCGGATGTGAGGGTTGAGATCGACACCGGACTGTCGGACCCCGACATCGGCGACGTCCTGGCCCTCGTTGAGCGAGACATCGACCGCGAGTACGGTTCAAGCCCGGGGTTCAGCGACGATCAACATCGAAGGGACTTCGAGGCGGCGCTGGCGGCGCTGCGGATCGCGCAGGGTAACGCTGCCGATGCCCAGGATCGCACAGCAAGCGAGTTGAGCACCGGACGAACACGCGTGACCTACGAAG